ATGGATAGAGCCGGGGAAGACGGACGAGAGCGAAGCGGAGTAAGGCAGCGCGAGTTGGCAACGGGTGGGGGGAGCAGCGAGGACGGGCGCGACCCAGATGTGAGGCGGCGTGAGATTCAGTACAGCCCGCTGCCTTCGCAGAAACGGTTTCATGAGTCCGACGCCCGATTTAAGGGGTTTTCGGGGCCTGTGGGCTCGGGCAAGAGCCAGGCGTTGTGCCAGGAAGCGTTGAAGCTGTGCTATCTGAACGCTGGGCGGACGGGGTTGCTGGGTGCGCCGACGTATCCGATGCTGCGGGACGCGACACAGTTGGCGTTGTTTGAAGTGCTGGAGGCGAACAGGATCGGGTTTGAGTGGAATCGCGCAGAGAACTATCTGGTGCTGCGCGAAACAAAATCGCGGATTTTGTTCAGGTCGCTGGAGGAGTTCGAACGGTTGCGCGGTAGCAATCTGGCCTGGTTTGGCGTGGATGAACTGACGTATACGGCGGAAGAGGCGTGGCTGCGGCTGGAGGCTCGCCTGCGGGATCCGAAGGCGAAGGCGTTGCGGGGGTTCGCGGTGTGGACCCCCAAGGGCTACGACTGGGTGTACGAGCGGTTCATCTCATCGAAGGTGGACGGGTACGACACGATCATCGCGGAGCCGTATGAGAACCGATTTCTGCTGGAGAAGATCCCGGACTACTACGAGCGGTTGAAGTCGAGCTATACGGGCCGGTTCTTCGAGCAGGAAGTGTTGGGCCGGTATCTGGATCTGCATGCGGGGCGCGTGTATTTCGCATTTGATCGCAAGGAGAACTTGCGGGAAGCGGTGGTGAATCCCGCAGAGCCGCTGCTGTGGGCGCTGGATTTCAACGTGGATCCGATGTCGAGCGTGGTGGCGCAGAGGCGCGGCGATCAGGTGTGTGTGATCGACGAAATTATGCTGTCGCGAGCGACGACGCGGCAGGCGTGTGAAGAATTCGCGACCCGGTTCGCGGGGCATTTGGGCGGGGTTCGCGTGTATGCGGATGCCACGGGAGCGAGGCAGCAGACGACGGGCGCGTCCGATCACCAGGTGGTAAAGGACTATTTCAGGGATGGCGTGTTTCCGGATTTCAAGTTGTGTGTGGGGAAGTCAAATCCTGCAGTGACGGACCGGCTGAATCTGATGAATGCGAAATTGCTGGCGGCGGATGGGGAGCGGAGTTTGTTCGTGGATCCGCGCTGTAAGGAACTGGTGAAGGACCTGGAACAAGTTTCTTACAAGGAAAACAGCCTGATTTTAGATAAAGATCGCGATCCGAAGCGCACGCATTTATCGGACGCGCTGGGATATTTGGTGTGGCAGGAGTTCAGTGGGGGCGGGAAGGTCGGGGAGCGGGGACAGAGGATTCTGTAGGGCTTCCGGTGAGCGTCGCCGCCTACGCTTGAACGCCTTGGGCAAGGCGGGAGATGAGGCCGGCCTCTTGCCAAAACAGTTGACGGGAATTTGCGGGTGGAAGAACGGGAGACGACGTGTTCAATATCGACCAGGAGCATCCGGAGTACGTAACGCGGAAGGGGACTTGGAAGCTATACCGGGACCTCTACATGGGCGGGGATCAGTTGAAGGAGAACGCCCAGACGTATCTGCCGCGGCGGCAGAGAGAGCCGGGCGATGTGTACTCGGAACGCATCAGTCGGGTGTTCTACGAAAACTACATCGGATCGATTGTGGACTGGTACGGCGCGACGTTGTTCCGGCGTGAACCGGTGCTGACGTTTGAGGGCAAGAACGAGCGCGGGCGGGCGTTCTTCAGCGATCTGGTGGAAGACGTGGATCGCAAGGGCACGGCGCTGGCGGACTTCTTCCGGCGGCGGTTCACCGATGCGCTGATTACCGGTGCGAGCTATGTGCTGGTGGATTTTCCCCGAACGGATGAGCCGGCGGCGAATCGGGCGGAAGAAGAAGCGAGCGGCGCGGCTCGGGCCTACCTGATCGATTACGGATCCGAAGACCTGATCAATTGGAATCGCGACGAGCAGGGGCACTACGAATGGGTGGTGCTGCGAACTGACAATTTGCGCAAACAGAGTGTGGAAGACGCGCAATGGGTTCGCGAACGGCGGTGGCAGTACTACGACAAGCAGATGTATCGCACTTATCGCCAGATCGAGGGCGGCGGGCCGGAGTTGATTGCGGAGGGCGCCCACGGGCTGGCAAAGATGAACAAAGTTCCGCTGTTCGATCTGAGGATCGCGGACGGCTTGTGGATGCTGAATCGCGCGGGGCTGCTGCAGTTGGAGCACTTCAACAAGACCAACGCCTTGAGCTGGGCGCTGCAAATGGGATTGTTCGCGATGCCGGTGGTGTACTCCGACCGCGAATGGAGCCAGATGATCGGCGAGAGCTACTACGTGCAGTTGGGTCCGAATGACAAGTTCGGTTGGACGGAACCGGAGGGTAAGGTCTACCAGATTGCCGCGGAGAATCTGTCGCGATTGCAGGAAGAGATCTACCGTGTGTGCTATCTGGCGCAGGCCGGCGGATCGTTGAGCCGTGGAGGCCAGCAATCGGGGCTAAGCAAGCAATTGGACTTTTCGATCACGCAGGAAGTACTGCGGGCGTATGGCGATTCGATTAAGGACCTGATCCGGCGCGTGCTGAAGGCAGTGGATGAGGCTCGCGAGGACGGGTTGGAGATCGGCGTGAGCGGGCTGGATTTGTTCGACATCGCCGACTTGAGTAGCGAGCTGGAGAACGCGAAGGCACTGCTGGCGCTGGGTGTGGAATCGCCCACGTTGAAGAAAGAGATCGCGAAGAAGCTGGCGCTGAAGTATCTGGCGGATGCGCGACAGGACGTGAAGGACCGGATCGCGGCGGAGATCGAGAGCGGCGGGCAGTTGAGGGTCCAGTGAGGGGTGAGCCGTGGAGCTAGATGAAAGCGGACTTGAGAAGCCGGTTCTGGCAGAGACAGCTTTGCATGACGCTGAGGGCGGATCCGTTGGAATGGCGGAACCGGTTTCCGATGAGAGGGTGGCACCGGTAGCGCAGGCCGTTGATGTGAGGGCCGTGGTGGAAGCGGTAGTGAAGGAGTTTCTACCCAAGCAGGAAGAGTTGGCGGAGGAACGGCGCCGGCGCGAGGATCTGGAACGGCGAGTGAATGAGTTGATCGCGGAGAACGAGAAGGCTCGCAAGCAGGCTGCGGAAGCGGAGCAGAGTGCGGCGATCCGGGCGGAGTTGCAGAGGGCTGGGGTGAGCAAGCTGGACTTGGCGTATCGGGCGATCAAAGAAGACATTTATCGCGGCGAGGACGGCCGCCTGTTGGCGCGTGGTGGATCGGACATGCGCGAGTACGTGATGCAGTTTGTCAACGAGAATCCGGAACTGTTGCCCGCGCGGTTGGCGGGAGGATCCGGTGCCAGCGGCGCGCAACGAAGCGGCCGAGTGGAAAGCGGGATCGATCTGGACAAGATCCGGCCGGGCATGAGCCAGGAGGATCTGGATCGGGTGAGGCGAGAGATCGCGAGAGTGGCGTCGCAGACGCTACGCGGGATTTAGATCCCGGGTTGAGTTAGGGAGGACAAAGATGGCAGCTATTACTTCTACGAATGTAGCGAATGCGATTGTGAAGCTGGTGGCAGCGGATGCGCTACCGGCATTGATGGGGAACCTGGTGATGGGGAACCTGGTCAATCGCGACTATGAACAGACCGTGGCGCAGGCCGGCGACACCATCAACGTGGCGATTCCGCCGACGATGGTGGCGAACAACATCGCTGAAGGTGGTACGGTTCAGACGCAGAATCCGAACCTGGGCAATGCGCAGATCGTGCTGAACACGCATGCCGAAGCGACCTTCCAGGTGCCGGATGTGACCAAGATCCTGGCGGTGCCGGATCTGCTGAAGCTGTACATGCAGCCGGCTGTGGTGGCGCTGGCTGAAAAAATCGAAACCGATCTGCTGGCGCTGTATCCGCAGTTCACGTCGAACACCGCGGTGGGCACTGCCGGTTCGGCTTTGACGGAAGCCATAGTGGATGCGGCTGAAACCGCGCTGTTCAATGCCAAGGTGCCGGCGAGCTCGCCCAAGTATCTGGTGGTGGATGGTTCGGCCTATTCGGCCCTTCGTCAGATTCCGCGGTTCAGCGAATACAGCAGCGCCGGCGAAGCTGGCTTGCGCGCGTTGATCGATGGCGCGGTTGGCAAGATGAAGGACTTCTACATCTTCCGTTCGCAGTTCATCGCGAAGACGGGCGCGAGCCCGGTGACGACCCACAACCTGGCGTTTTCGAAGAACGCGATCGGCCTGGTGGTTCGCCGCCTGCCGCAGCCTCTGCCGGGTACTGGCGCCATTTCCGAATACGCCGAACTGGGCAACTTCGGTATGCGCGTGACCATGAGCTATCAGCCGAACACGCTGGCTCAGCAGTTCACGGTGGATGTGCTGTACGGCGCTGGTGTGCTGCGCAACAATCACGCGGTTCAGGTGAATAGCTAGGCATCGAGTGCTGTTCGCGAGGACGGCGATTGATTCCAACCAGGCGAACCGCTGACCGGCGAGTTTGTCTGGGCGGGAAGGGGCAGACGGGACATGGCGTGCTGGCGGTTGGCGCCGGCGGGTTCCGTTCGCCCCTTTTGTATTTAGGAATGGAGTGGGTGGAAGAGGCGAGGAGAAACATGGCCCTGCTGACGGATGGAAGTCCTAACAATACGGAGGCCTTACGTGTTTACGAGGCATCGATTCTGAATGTCGCGAGCGTGGAGGCGATCGACCTCTCGGCGAAGCTAGGGCTGGCGACCGAAGAGGTCTCGCAAGAGATTTTGGACGTGCTGCTGGACCATGGGTCTTCGACCGATCCGCAGGCGCTGACGCGACGTAAGGTTGGCGTGGCGGATGTGGTGGTGACTGCGCAGGTGAAGCGCTGGCACGCTTTGCACACGCTGAAGATTGTGTATCGGGACGCGTTCAATAACCAGTTGAACGATCGCTACAAAGCGAAATGGGACGAGTATCGCGATTTGGCGCGAGACGCCAAGGATCGAGCGGTGCGGTTTGGAATCGGGTTGGTGCTGGCTCGGATCCCAAAGCCGGATGCGCCAACGCTCGCGTATGTTGCGGGCGCGAATCCGGGGACCTTGTACTACGTGAGAGTGAGTTGGTTGGGGGCGAGCGGGCAGGAAAGCCAGCCGAGCGACGCGACGGCGCTGACGACGGTGGATGGATCGGTGCTAACGGTTCGTGTGGCGAATCCGCCCGCGGGTGTGACTGGCTGGAATGTCTTTATCGGGACGGCCGAAGATACGCTGGCGCAGCAAAACGCGACGGCGCTGTTGGTCACGGATGTGTTCACGCTGCCTCCTGGATCGCTAGCGGCGGGCGACGAACCCGGCGAAGGCCAGATTCCGGACGTGTATGTGACGGGCGGCCGGATGCTGAGGCGGGGATAAGCCATGGCAAGAACCGCGAGCATCGCGGCGATTAAGTTCGCCGAAATGTTGAAGGCTGACGATACGGGGCTGGGTACGACGCTGGGGCAACTCAGCAGCGACACGGGTGTGAAACTTGCGGGCGTATCGCTGAGCCACATCATCCAACAGAACACGCCGTTCGCGCTGGCGGAGAAGACCGCTACCGCGAAGTATCCGGCGGTGCATGTCTACTGCGATCGGATTCAGAACCTGCTGACGGAAAAGTTCCGGACATTCTCGGGCAAAGTACGGACGGTGGCCGAAGTCAGGGTGTCGCAGGATCGCATCGAAGGATTGGAAGAGCAGGTTCGGCTTTATGCCGAGGCAGTGACGAACATTCTGGACGCGAGCCGGGGCGACTGGGGACAAGGGATGTTCTTCGCAGGGCAATACGAAGTGAAGTTCGAACCAGTGCAGCAGGGCGGAAAGAATTTCCTGCAAGCGGCGAAGGTCACGTTCGAAGTCGATCTATCGAGCTAGGGTGGCGGGCGCCAGGATGACAAGCGTGGCCGCGAAGAGGCCGCCGCGTAAACAAAGGCCGAGCGAGGAGCAGAGGATTGCATGTCGTGCTACATCTCATCAAACGATAACCGCTTTTATGTGGGGCTTGAGACCACATACGGCACGGTGCCGGCGATTCATGAATCGAATCGCATTCCCGGCGTAAAGCTAACGGCCAGACAGGTGGCCGAGCAGACCAAGCGTCGCGACAAGACGGGGAGCCGCACGTTTCCCGGATTGCCCAACACGATTCGCCGGCGCACGGCGTATCAACTGAATACGTTTCTGACTGAATGGTCGAATCAGGCGGCAGAGCCTGCGTATGGCCCCTTGTTCCAAGGTGCGATGGGTGCGAATGCGCAGTTCTTCACGGGCGGCGTGCTGGCGGCAACGGATGGCTTCACGTCCTTGACGTTCACATCCGCGCATGGCCTGGCGGTGGGGCAGGGCGTTTCTTATGCGGGCGAGATCCGGTTCGTGGCGGCAATCCAAAGCGGCACGGCGATCTACTTGAATGCGCCCTTTGCGAATGCGCCAACGGCGGGTGCCTCACTGGGATCGACGGTCACCTATTCGCTGGCCAAGGATCTGAGCAGCGTGAGCATTTTCGATTACTGGACGCCCAGCACGGTGGTGCAACGGATCCTGCAGGGTGCGGCCGTGGATCGGATGCGGGTGAAAGTGAACGGCGATTTTCAGGAGTTCTCCTTCGGTGGGCCGGCGCGAGATCTTTTGGACAGTGCGAGCTTCACCAGCGGCCAAGGCGGCCTGACGACGTTCCCGGCGGAACCGGCGCAGACCAGTTTCGACTATACGATCGTGCCGGGGCATTTGGGCCAAGTGTGGATGGGGGCAACTCCGACGCGGTTCTACACGCTCACCGAAGCGGATCTGACGTTGGAGAACAACATTGAACTGCGGACGAATGAATTCGGCCGGGACTATCCAAGCTGCATCACGGCAGGCATTCGAAATATCCACTTGAATTTCCGTTTGTTCGAACAGGACAACGCACAGACCAAGGCGCTGTATCAAGCTGCACGCCAGCGGTCGCCGATTGGGGTGATGCTGCAACTGGGCCAGCAGAATGGCCAGCTGTTTGGGGCGTACATGCCTGCGATGGTTCCAGAGGTGCCGGAATTTGACGATGGGGAAACTCGGTTGCAGTGGAGCTTCCAAAATAGCCGCGCGCAAGGATCGGTGAACGATGAACTCTTTGTTGCGTTTGGTTGATCGGAAGGCCGGGACAACTTATGCGAGCGTGGTCTGGCGCGAATCGAAGGTGCTGCCGGGGGTCCGGTATGGCGTGACGCGGATGTCATTCGGCAGGCGAATTGAACTGGCCCGGCAAGTGAGGGAGATCGGCGCCAAGGCGGAGTATCTGGCGGCTGGCCAGGACCTGAAAGAAAAGCTGGAATCGGCGGTGATTAGTGCAGAGATTGATGCTGCATATCTGCAATGGGGCCTAGCGGCGATTGAGAATCTGCTGATCGACGGCGCGCCGGCATCGCCGGAAGCGGTGATCGCGAACGGTCCGATCGAGTTCGCGCGCGAGATTCTCATGGCCGTGAAGGCCGAGATCGGGTTGAGCGAGGACGAGCGAAAAAACTGATCGTCGCTTTCCATTATTTCCAATCGAGCCAAGCCGGGTGGAAATGCGACGACTGCAGACGGCAGGGGCTGGAACGCAAACGACGTTGCGGATGGTTGCCGGAGGAGCAGCGGGGCGCCCCGCACTTGGTCTGGGCGCGCGGACGAGTCGGGTTGGAAGAATGCCCGACATCGTTCGTGACGGCGCAGAGCATTGAGTGGATCGAGCGGAGTCTGGCGCGAATGAGGGCGGGAGATCGAGTGTTGCTGGAACTTCCGGCGAAGGAAGCCGACGCGATGTTGCTGCTGGAACAAGAACGGGAAAAAGACTGGAAAGAGTTCAATAAGGATCTAAATCATGGCGACCAATCCGTTCGTTGATCGATTGTTGAATGGACTTGGCGGAGATGTGAGCGGAACGGGGCGGCTGACTTCCATTTCAGAGCAACTGCAAAGCTTGCGGACGATGGATGAACTTCGCGCCCAACAGGCCGCCGCGAAGACACTGACGTCGACGAATCAGACGAACGGTGGGTCAGGAGGCTCGGTGCTGGGAACCATTGGAAGCGTGCTGGGGATCGGATTGGGTGTAAGTCCGCTGATTTCTGGTCTGGTGCGGCTTTTCGGAGGCGGGGGCACGGAGAGTGCACCGGTCTCTCAACTGACGCCGTTCGCTGCGCCGGGTACAATCCGGCTGGATGCTGGATTCAGTGAGTCTGCTGGGGGGCGCGCATTCGCGACCGATTCGGCGCAGGGCGGATCGCCACGTGCGATCACGAACGGCTCAAGCGCGGCGGCGACTCCGCAGATCACGGTGAATGTGCAGGCGATGGATAGCCAGTCATTCCTGGATCGAAGCGACGACATTGCGCAGGCGGTGCGGCGGGCGATGCTCGAGAGCGGCGTTCTGAACGATGTGATTCGAGACCTTTAGACCAATAGGGTGGCGGCAAGAATCTGGGCACTGATTATGGCGAATTTTCCAACACTAAAGACCGGAGTTGTTGCGCAGTATCCGTCAGGCCGATCGCGCAGGTTTCTGACGCGTGTGTATCGGTTCGCTGACGGAGTGGAGCAGCGGATGAGGCTGCAGGGTTCGCAGTTGAAGCGCTGGACGCTTCGCCTGGATCTGTTGGATGAGGCCGAGCTGGAAGTCTTGAAGCAGTTCTTCGAGCAAAATCGCGGTCGCGCCGGGACGTTTTCGTTTACCGATCCTTGGGATGGCACCGTGTATTCGAACTGCCGGTTCCAGGATGACGAACTCACATTGGCCTGGCTGAATGTGGGCCAGGGACAAGCCGAAGTGATGATCCAGGAGATTCGCGCCTAATGTTGTTCTTTCCCCAGCTTTCAACGGGCGGGTCGACGCTCTATCCGGCCAAGCGGACTTTGGCGAAGCGAACGGTTGTCAATTCGCTGATGGACGGTCGCGAGGTTGTCTACGCTGATCCTGATGGCGCGGCCGATGGGTGGGATCTGCAACTGGACGGCCTCACGCTGGTTGAGGCGACGGCGATTGAATCGCTCTTCGCGCAGACCGCCGGGATGTTCGGCGCGTTCACGTTCCTGGATCCGGTAGGAAATCTGCTGGCGGGTAGCGAGCAACTCGCCTCGCCTTTTTGGACGCTTTCTGGGCTGGTATCTTCCACTGCCGGGGTGGCAGATCCGTTCGGCACAACGCGCGGCAATCATGTCGTCAACAGCGGTGTGGCGGCAGGCGGGCTGACGCAGGTATTAACAGTGCCGGCGAACTTCCATTACTGCTTGAGCATTTGGGCTCGTGGGTCGGGCACGCTGACGCTTTCATTTAGCGCGGGAGCAGCTGAGAGCTCCAGTTGGACGCTGCAAAGTGGATGGAATCGTTACAGCGTTGCGGGCAATTTGAGATCGAGCGCGACGGCGGTCACGTTCGGCGTGAGCCTATCTGCGGGGGCGTCGGCCGACCTGTTCGGCGCCCAGGCAGAGGCGCAACTTGCCTCATCGGATTACAAAAAGACCGGTACGCGCGGTGGAGTTTATCCGAAGGCCCGATTTGCATCCGACGAGCTCCGCATCACCGCCCGCGCCACAGATCAATATGATGCACGGATTCGCATCGTTAATACGGAGCAGTGACAGAAATGCCGACCATCGACCAAATCAAAGAGCGCGAAACAACGTCCGCGCCTCTGTTCATCTTTGAATGCACCTTGCCAACCGGTGTTGTGGAGCGCTGGTGCATGCACGGCGTGATGGTTGCCGGGCACGCCTACGACGCTCGCGTGCTGGAACATAACGCTTTCCAGCTACGGACCGGATCGGATGATGGGCTGGATGCTCCTCAACGGATCCTGTTGACGCTCGCAAATGCGGATTCCCGTTTTTCACAAATCGAACGAGAGACGGGATTCAAGGGATCGCAACTCACGGTCAAGTTTCTGTTCTACGACTTGGCGTCAGATGCCCCGGAATCAGAGGTGCGGACGATCTTTCGCGGCGTCGCGAATCCGGCAGAAGAGATTCGCGAGGACGCGATTCGGTTGAATTTCAGCAGTCGCCTGAATCTGCAGCGGATCGTGTTGCCCGAGGTTCGCATTGAACGACGGTGCCCGTGGCGGTTTCCAGCGAATGCGGATCAGCGTCAGGAGGCGTTAACGGGTGGGGATCGCGGGAAATACTCGGCACTGTTCAAGTGCGGATACTCGCCGGATCAGGCGGGTGGCGTGGGCACACTCAATGGCTCTGTGCCGTTCACGAGTTGTGACTATACACGCGCGTCGTGTTCAGCCCGAGGTATGTTCGACACCGATGCGGGGAGCCATCAGACTCGCCGTTTCGGCGGAATTGAGTTCGTTCCGGCGCAGATCGATGTGCGCTCAGCCGGCGAGAAAGGCACACATCTCTCACCGATTCTTGACAATGAGGCGCGCTACAACGGGTTCGTGCCGTTGGTTTACGGAACAGCCTGGTATAAACCGCCAGTGGTGTTCGCGCGCAACGACGGCAACCTGACTCGCGCGGAAGTACTGCTGGGTATGGGGCAGATCGACTCTGTTGTGAAAGTGGTGGTGAACGGGGTCGAAATTCCCGAAGGTCAGGACGGCAAAGATATGACCGCGACCGGCTGGTTCAATGTGGTTTCGACCGGCACGCGAAACGGTGGCTTCAATTTGAATTTTACGGACGGGGCGGGCCATCCACTCGGTGATCCGTACGGGAACATGGCTTATCTGAGCGTGGTTGTCCCGAATCAGGTGAGTGGAGCCCAGAGCTTGCCGAAGATTGAAGTCTTCATTCGCGGACTTCGGTTGGAGCATTTCGACACGAGCGGCGCGTCTTTAGGTGAGGCGTTCACGAACAATCCGGTGTGGGTGATGCTGGACGTTCTGCGTCGTAGCGGCTGGCGGCTCTCAGAATTGGACCTATCCAAGTTTGCGGCAACCGCGTCGTATTGCGAGGAGTTGATCGCGACGACTGACCTCTACGGAACGGCGACATCGATCCCGCGGTTCCAGTGCAACCTGGTGTTGCAATCCCGGCGTAGCGCTGCGGATGTGGTGAAGGGAATTCGGAACGGCTCGGGCCTGATTCTGACCTATGGAGCCGATGGGTTGTTGGGATTGACGCCTGAGACATCGCTTCGCATTCAGCTGCCAACGAAACCGGCGGGGTCAAACAGCGTTAGCGCTTTGAATGGCGGATGGCCGGTGTACGAATTCAGTGATGGGTCGGCAGCCTATTCGAGCATCTTGCGGAAACGCAGCGGAGAACCGTCGTTGCGTCTGTGGTCGCGAACTGGAGCCGATACTCCGAACCGGTTGACGATCGAGTTTCAGGATGAGTTTAACGAATATCAGCAGGACAGCCTGGCATTGGTGGATGTAGATGATTCTGTCCTGACTGCGCGCGAAGTATCGGCGGGATTTAATGCGCTTGGTATTCCGAACTTTGATCAGGCGACCAGAGTGTTGCGGCTGCAGTTGAATAAGGCGATTCGCGGATATACGTTCGTGGAGTTCCAGACGACGGTTCGTGGAATTGGACTGAAGCCGGGGGATCTGATCGCGGTCACGTATTTGAAGGAAGGGTTGGATCGCCAACCGTTTCGGGTTGTGGCGATCGCGCCGGGCGAAAATCACGAGACCGTCAATATCACGGCGCAGTGGCACGAGGATTCCTGGTATACCGATGACGGGTCCGGTGCGCTTGGTGGGCGACGCAAGGGCAGCGCCGAGATTGGGCTTCCAAGACCCCTTGCGGGAAGCGTAATTGATACGAATGGTCGCGAGCAGTTCGGTATGACCGAGACGGCCATTCAAAGCGCGGATGGGAGTTTTGCGATCGCGCTGGATGTTGCGTTTACCGCTCCGACGAATCCGGCGCTCTCCGGTGCCGCGATTCCGCTGATCAGTTTCAATCCAACGATCGTATCTACGGGTGGGACGCTCCAGGGTAACCAGACGATCTATTATGCGGTGTCGGCTGTGGACGCGACCGGCGGCGAAACAGATTTGTCCTTTGTGGTTCGGGCCAAGATTCCAGCCGGGACCAATACGAACTCAGTGACGTTGACTGGCCTGGTCTTTTCACCGGGCACCGCTTCCTTCCGCGTCTATCGGGGGGAAAGCCCATCGCAAATGCTGCGGATCGCGACCGGAGTGACGGTCGCGGCGTCATTTTCGGATAGCGGCGCATCGGCTTCGCTGGTGCGTCCACCGGATTCGAGTTTCGATCACGCCAACTTCTACTGGCGCTGGGAACAATTGCCAGAAGTGAACGCCAGTATATTCTCTTCGAGCACCATCGGGAATACCGGCCTTGGCTTGCTGGCGAATGATTTTGTTGGAAGCACAGTCCGAATTACGCGCGGGAAGGGCGCGGCGCAGGAGCGTCGCGTCATCAGCAACACCGGAACGACCATTACGGTCGCGCCGGCTTGGAACTCTGTGCCAGATAGCACTAGTTATTTCACAGTAGCGGACTCTACGTGGAATTTGGGTGCCGTGGCGACCGTCAGTCCTGTCACACTTACGGTTCCCAATCGCAGTGGATCCACGTTACAGGTATCGGGGAGATCGGCGAACGTGAGAGATCAGGAGAGCCCTTACGAGCTGAATCCGTTATCTCGTTGGCAGATTGGCGGGGCGGGCGAAGGCGGCACGGATTCCGATTTTCCGCCGCGGCCGAGCTTCGCGCTGAACCCGGCTGGGCAGGGAACGGTCGAATTGTTGGGCATCTCTTTCACGTCCCTTGCGAATACTCGCACGATCAGCGCAGGTACGTTGACGACATTTTACTGGGACGAGCTAAGCAGTCCCACGCCGACCTCCCTGGTCGTTGGGATCAGTGCCACCGCGACCACCTTGAATGTGGTCCCGAGCCTGACGGTTGATATTGGAGACCGGCTTCAGATTGGGTCCGAGATCGTGGGCGTTCTGGCAATCAGTGGTGGAGGCTCAGTGATCACCGTCGAACGGGGTGTGAATGGCAGTTCCGCTTCCACGCATCCGGCGGCTGCGCCCGTGTATCCGCTTCAACGCGCGGTCACCATCGTGCCCTTTGTCAAAGGCTTTTTCGGAAGTCCAAGCAGTGGCAGTTACGTCTATCCGATCTACCAGCCTGATGTGCGAATCGCCGCGGCGGAATTCTTTGTCACCAATTCTTTCGGCAATAGTCCGGTGAAACAAATCGCGTTTTGCGCAACGGCGGAGCAGGGACTGCGCACGCTTTCTGGCGGTCAAATCACATTGCAGGTGGAAGGATACCTTGCGACGCAGAATGATGCGGCGCCTCCTTTTGTGATGGAAGGCACGCATTCCGTGAAAGAGCTGTTCGCGAATCTGCGCGAAGCTCCCTCGGGCGGCCCTGTATCGCTCCGCGTACGTCGCGATAGCGTCACTTACTGCACCCTGACGATTCCGGATGGCGAGACGGTCTCGAATACGGTGGATGGATTTGGCCTGGCTCCGCTGCCAATGGATGCGCAGGTCAGTCTGGACATCGTTTCCGTTCCGGGCGCTGCGAACACTCTTTCTGGCCGGGATCTGACGGTGGCGATCCGGTTGTAGTCGAACCTAGGCCCTACGACATGGCTACCATCCAAAAGCTTTCTCCCGACCGGGATCTGCAGTGTTTCTATTTCGACCCCTCGGCCATCGCTGCCATGAGCCATGCATCGGCGAACGGGTTCACGGTGTCCGGAACCTGGCGGCAGCAATTTGATTGGGCTGTGATCGAGTGGAATCGGGATAACGTGTATGAGCATCCCGCGTTCCGCTATCTGCCTGACGGGGATCTCAGCGGTTTGACGCTGACCTACGAAGAGACGCGTACGAATTGCATTCCACTGGATTCGGAACTCTTCGCAACCGTTGATTGGCCGAGCTTGCGCATCTGGGCGACGCCGGTGGGTGGATCGGAGACCATCTACTACGTCCCTCTCCGGACGCACGCGACCCCCGTTTCGGGTTCTTATCAATCGGCTTATGCGGATTTTACCCTCTCCGGCACCATCACAGCCGGAGATTATATCGGCTTGGCGATCCTGGGCGAGCATTATACGTACCAGGTGTATGGGTCCGATACCATTACGACTGCCGCCCAGGCGGTCGCCGATAGCATCAATGCGTTCTCCACTTTGCTGAAAGCGACTGTCAGCGGCGCCACCGTGAGGGTTTACTACACGGCTGGGGCGACTATTGCAGCAAGTCAAACCGGACACAATGGGAATCGGATCGGCGTGTATTCGTATTCCACTGGAACCGCCGTGTGGGACTTCGCAGCCCAGACGCTGGCCAATGGCACTTCGCCGACGCGTTGGCAGATCTCTCTCAGCTTCGGATCGCTGCAAGGCACCATCACCCCGGACCTGACGGGAACGCTGTATACCATCCCGACGAACCACATTCGCAAGATACGTTGGACTTATGCGGCTGACTTGCAGCCGGGCACCTATGCACGATCGGAGTTCCAGGCCGTCATTTCGAACTGGACGGTGACCGGTACGAATCGAACCTATTCGGTTGCCGGACCGAATAGTCGCCGTATTGAGAATTTCGATTCGACCGTTACCTACTCCGCCCATTGGTCAGAAGAACGGGGTAATTATTCCGGCGGGCGAATTCACAGCACCACCACGAATGGCGCATCGGCCACGATTACCTACACCGCAAGTGGAACGCACACGCTGTATTTGGGGACCCGATACACGAACAGCGGCGGATCGATATCCATCAACGTGGACGGCTCGCCGGTCGCAACGGTCGGGCTGCAGATCGCCAGTGAAGACGTATTGTTTCGCTATCCCGTAGGCTCCTACGGTGCGGGGACTCACACCATGGTCCTTAGCCATGCTGGCACGTCAGGGACATATGTCTATTTTGATTTCCTGGAACTCGCCGTGCCAGTCACGACTCTGCCGACCTTCCCCGGGGATTCGCGCGTCACGTTGGCAACGGACTGGGATACCTTGCATGCCGTGTCCATCCCACCGGAACGAACGGCGTGGTTCCTGAAATCGCTTGGCTTCGAAGGGCGCGCGAATCACTATGTTGGCGCGTTGATCTTCTATGAGTTGTACGCGCAGGGATCTACATATTCGTCCGGTACTGTGACGTTTTCCGGATCGCCGCAGCCGAGCTCTATCGTTACGGTTACGTTGGGGCGGGTCGGGGCTCCTCCGGCAAGCAATACCGTCCTGCAGCATCTGATTCACGTAGGTGATACTGCGGCCAGTATCGCGACCGCGTTCGCGCAGGAACTGAATCGTGGATACACGGCGATTTGGGCCAGTGCTTCGGGCGGAGTGTTGACCATCCATGCTCGCGCGCTTGGTGCGGACGGCGACCAGATTACACTCGCGGTGGCGAACACCAGCCCGGGGTTCACGGTGACCGCTTCCGGGAGCACCCTGTCGGGTGGCGCGGACGGCCATTGGCGAACCGATCTCACCGCGTCGCCGCGCTTGAATCGTGCGTTGCGGGATTGGTCGGCGAGTTACTTCACGGCGCTGAACAGCTACGGCATCGATGTTGCGGCGGCGTTCAGTATGGAACTGAAGCATGGCGATCCGTCCGTCGCGGCAGGCATCGCGCAACGGGGACCAGCGGGGGACGCCATTACACTGCCGACCCCGGCCCTGCAGACAAATTTCTCTCCTACCAGTCTCGCGTTTTGGAAACAAGTGTATTTGGAGATGGCGGCGATCCAGGCGTCGGTGGGGTTGCAACCTTACCTGCAATTCGGAGAAGTCCAGTGGTGGTACTTCCCGAATGATGGCCTGGGATTCAGCTTTTCGGGCATGCCGTTCTACGATGCCTGGAACCTGGCGCAGTTCCAGTCCTTGTATGGACATCCAATGGCGACCATCACCACCAATACGGTGAATCCGGCGAGCTATCCAGACGAGGTCGCGTATCTGCCCACTGTGATTGGTGCGTTCACCGATGCAGTGATGAGCTATGTTCGGGCCACGTATTCAACGTGCCGGTTCGAAGTTCTTTATCCATGCGACGTGAACCAGTCCGCGTTTAACCGCGCGATCAACTACCCCGTAGCGTCATGGACTCCGGCGGCATTGACCAACATGAAGACTGAATGCCTCGGTTTCACTTTCTCCCGCCAATTGGGACTGGCCGAAGAGAGTGTTGCCGCAGGTCCGCTGGTTAGCTTCTATTCGAACCAGCGCAGCCACCTGGTGGGCGTCGGCGATTCGACTGCCGCTTGGCGCAATGAA